GCAGTTTGCAAGATAATATTACCACCTGCACCTGTCCCTGTTCCTGCACCACCTCGAATGGTTAAATCTGTCCCCGCCGTGTTTGTGCCTGATTTATCTAGTACATCAATAATGGTTGCTAATGTTGAGGCAACGTCTGCGCTTTGGTCTAGCTGTAACAGAGGAATGTTAGCGTCATTATCCTCGTTGCGGATATATAGAATATTAGCTGAACTGTCATACCAAATCTGGTTTGCAAAAGTGGTGCTTGGTGCTGATGTTCCGCTATTGGTTGATGCAATCGCCGCCAACGCATTATTTAGGTCTGTCCGAAAACTCGGAAAACTCTGGTTTGCTATAGAATAATCATGGTTTGCCATTAGCTTACTACCTCTCCAAATCCTTTTGCTTGATAGTCAAATGTACGACTTACAGCACTTCCACTTGAGTTCTTAAAAATAACATTAAAACTAGTGGCTGATTTACTACTTATAACATAAAAATCGCCGCTTGCCATGTTTTGTGCTGTAATTGCTAAATTATCTAATTGCTTGAATGCAGGGCTAAACGTGACTGTTTTGCCACCTGCGTCTGTTCCTGATGCAATATCGTCACCATAGTCAACCCTGTCAGGCATGTCTACTGTGACTTGTAGGGCTGAAACTGTTGGTGTGCTGTTTGTGCTGTCACTTTGCAATACTGCCCGAAACTTAAATGCTCTTGCACTATATTCTCCAACAACAAAATCTCTGAAATCGGTATAACTCGGACTCCCTGCTGGGTCTCCATCTGTGGTTGATACCTGTAGCTTAACATTAACATCTGCGGGGGCTGTATCGCCATCCCATAAGCCAGATTTATCGTCAATGTTACCATCCTCCGAGTCAATATCATTCACATAATCTAGGCGGTCTGTTGTAAGGATTGCTGTTACACGACTCGTAAATTTAGACCCTAGGTCAACACTTGCATCTCCTGTTGCCCCAACAAAACTATATGTTCCCTCGTTGTCAACGCTTGAACTGCCCCCATCGAATAGTCCAAGAGCGTCATCAAAATTACCTGTGCCAGATAAGCCAGAGTCAAAATTTATCGTGGTGTCTAATTGCAATTTATTATCTACAACTACAACATCTGACTTTGTTCCATTGAATGTAGGGCTTTCTGTGATCGTGCTGACTAAGTTGCCAGTTTCAATCGAATTAATAATGCAAACGCTTGTGCTTGCATTTTGTGATTGCCTACCACCCTTGTCAAATGCCTTGATTAAATAAGTTCCAGTCTGCGCTGGCACGACAACTGTATTTGCGGGGCGTGAAACCTTCCGTGCGAATATCTGTGCTGTTTGAAAGCTTGCCCCTGTCGTGGCTGATGTGTGACGAATTTGATAGTGGGATAAATCAATGTCGGTTACTGGTGTCCATGCAAGATGCGCCTCTTTACCAATAATATTGACAGCAAAGTTTGACACATCTTGAGGCAGTGCTGTGCCGCCTGTCACTTGATGATTTGTAGTTGTGAATGATGACACACCCCCTGCGGAGTTGATGGCTCTTGCTCTGACGTTGTAAGTCTCACCATCAAGTGCATTTACAAACTCAAACTTAGTGTTGGATGATCTGCCAAGAAAAATAAAATCTGTTTCAGTATTACGCTTTATGGATACCTCGAACTCTTGTGCCAAGAAGTCAGAACTTGCGACATTAACAATTAAAACTGTTATGGGTGTTTCGTTTTGAAGCCTCAACTCGTCTGACACTGCAACCGATGGCGGTAAAATATCAAATGGAGACCTTAGAACTGTGTTGTCTGCGGTAAAGTCTTGCTCCTCGGTTGATGCTGTAAAGTCAAAGACTGTGCTGACAATCTCTCTCATTGTTACATCAACACCAAGTGCTGGATTTTCACCGCCCTCAACTGATAAAGCCCAATTTGTAATTTCAAATACCTTTGATGAAAAACCAAAGCGGTCAATTGTAATGTTGATGGTATCGCCAACATCATATTTAAATGCTGTGAGTTTCATCCGTCCTGTAATTTGAAGTTGTTGCCTGTTTCGAAATAATGCGATTTTAGCAAGTCTTTGTGCAGTTGCATTAGAGTTTGTAAATGGTAAATCAAGTTCTCTAAATATGCGCTCGTTGCCATCCTCCGCCTCAAATGTAGCTGAAGTTATTGATGGGTAATCAGCAAGTTGCCAGTTTGTTGCCTCGCCCACCCATTGCCCTTTTACTGCATTAAAATTGTTACGGCGTGATGGCTTAGTATTAATCTGTATTTGCCCAATAAAATCATCATCGGTAAGCGTATCTGATGGGCTAATATATGCACCTGCCTTTACATGAAACTGTCCATTTGTGTAAGTGATCGTGCCACCCATAGCGGAAAGCAAATTTTTTATAATGTTTTCTGGAGTGTCTGAAGTAAGTACTACACCATTTGACGTATATCGTTTTTCTGTGCCTCCAGCTTTTAAATTTATATTTTCATCGCAAATATTTGCGGCTGTATTAAATGAGGCAGTATTTATTTCACTAGTCGAACAATTTAAACCAAACTCGGATGTTAGGTAATCATATAAAACCAAAGCCGAGTTATCACTAAATGCTGTTGAGCCAGTGCGCGTATCTAATATTTTTTTGCCTTTGACAACTGCGCTTATATTTGGAATGCCATTAGGGAAAGCCTCGTTTGAATACCCAAGCCTTGCATATATAGCGGGTATATTAGTCAACTTATGTGAGGCGGTCCAAAGCCCGTTAGTTCCGCTTATCAATGCATCAAACGTAGCATCGTTACTTGAGCCAAGTTTTGTTTGTATTCTTAAGTGAGGGATGCTTTTTGTGTTTGTGCCTGTGTATTGCTCTGGTGCTGTTGGAGCTTGTAACCCATCCGAACCTGCCGAACCAAGTGTTAGTTCATCTTCATTTAAATAAATTTCATCAACTGATTGTATTTCATGAGTGGCTAGTGCAACCACAACATGCAAAAATTCCGACTTTCCTGCTGTTTGCATGAAAACAACAGGTCCAGATACCTTAACAGTGCCGTAGATTAATTTGCGAGGCGCGGCTGATTGTCGGAGCATCTGGTCACGGCCACGCATACTAGTAGATGCGGACATCTTCATATCTGGCGCAAGTGCCATTCCAATAATACCAGTAGCGGCAGAAACAACAAATGCGGCCGCAAAAAATGCTGTTGCACCAGTAAGTCCAGCAAATGTAAAAGCCGTTACAAATGAAGAAGCAAAAATGCTTGCACCTAATGTTGAAACAGCCGCACTAATAAGAGCGGGAATTGCCTGTGGCATTACATTCTCCAAGCCCTAATTAATGAGGTAAGGGGAATATACTCAAGCCCATCTTTACCTATAAAAACCGCTTTTGCACCAATACATAAACCTACGGCTGGACCCTCGCATGTTTCTAGCTCTACAATATCTCCACGTTGTGCCATTGTTATCGGTATTGCCTTAAAATGTTTATTAGCACCTTCGGTTATATTTTTGCCATGCTTGAGTATCAATCGATATGCGTTGTGTTTGCTCCCAATATTTTCTAATACTTCTGGAAAATCTGTTTTGCCTGTAATGGTTAATTGAGCCTCTGCTACAAGTCCAACACAATTATTTTCTGCCCAATCAAAAGGCAGGTTCCGCTTGCTTTGAACAAGTTCCTCAAGTCTATTTTCCCAACCTTCTTGCCGCATATTTATCTCTATCTAAAAACGTATGCTAGCATAAATGTCTTCTTCGGTCACTTGTGCTGTTGGCAGTCCTTGGTCTGCTTTTCCTGTTCCCCATGTTATTGTTTTATCCTGTAGATCATTAATAAATGCAAACCCTTCATCTGTTGAATCAACTAGTTTTTGGTCTTCATTTGTATATCTTCTTATTTTTGCCTTTTGTAGCGCAACAAGTCGATTTTCCGCCTTAACTTCAATAATCGCTGTTTCACCAGAGTCATTAATATTCATTGTATCCATAAATCCTCGGAAAAGAATATATGGATTTGCTACAACAGACCCTGATGAGATCATCCCAAGATAAAGAGTTGCATTCCTACCTTGATAGTTTTCTGATAATACCAAACTTATCAAAGATGAATTAAGCCCTGAAAGCGTAAATGTAATACCACTTGATGCAATATCCGCGCTTTCTTCTACGGCTGACACCTGCGCTAAATCTCCAGCGCCTGTAAAAGTTTCACTGCCAGAGCCTGCTTCAAATGATATGTCACCAACGCCTGTCCAAAGATTAGTAGTGCCATTTTCAAACTCAAGTTTTGCGGCAAAAAAGGGGTCAACTGTCGCCGCCGCAACTGCATTATTGAATGCTGTAGTTGATGAGCGTGTCATTAAAACGCCTCACTTGCGCTGAAGCTAAAACCATATGTTGATGCGGCATTAGCATCCCAACCTGAGATATCAGTATCTAATCTAAATATACCCTTCGGGTTGCTGTAAGTGATCGTTGCATCATCCCCAATGCTTCCTTTCAGTGCTGGCTCAATATCAAGATTTGCCGCACCTGACGAGCATGTAGCATTGTTTACAATAAGATGTAATGTTGTGCCAATTTGTATGTAATCACCCGCTTTGAATACGACTGTGCTGTCAGCATTTGTATACCCATCGGTTGCAATGGTGCTGACCCCTGCAGAGTACCCGCCACCATTATTGATTGCAATTGTGCCTGCAACTGCGCCCTGTGGTGAAGTTGCATCTGGGTCGCCGAGGGAAAACGTCCCGACCCGCCCTCTTAGTTTCAAAAAGAATGCTTGCCAGTCTGCGGCCTGCACTCTTTTCATTGGCGGTAAACTAAGGGTTGCTTGCCACATAGAAAATTTCTCATATGAAAAAGTTTGCTGTGTGCCTGTAAATGGGCTCTGGCTTATACCTGTGCGGCGCATCAACTGAAAACGAGACTGCGTGTAGTTTGGGCTGGTCGGATAACTGAGTGGATAAGAATACGTTGCCATTACAATACCTCCGCCAATCTGCCGCCCTTAGTCTTAGCTTGTGCGATTGCTGTCATTGTTGAGTTTTGGATAACAGGCAAGAAATTGACAAGTTCCGCTCTGACTGTTTGTGATACGCCAGTGCTGACATTAATATTTTGATTAACCACAACACCACTACCGCCGCCCAAAGCTGAACGTGTATTGTTTGAGTTCATCACAGTTGAGGCTGTATGTGGTATTATGATTTCTGGACCGCGTTCACCTACCAACGTAGGTACGCCACCCTGCGCTCTGCCGCCTGTAGCATTTGATTGCAGAATGTTGCCTGTTGGCAAGGCATTTTGACCCTGCAATCCAAATATACTATTTAATATCCTGTTAACTACTTCTAGCCTGATAAATTCTTTTATGAGTGTGCTGACAAAACTTCTTGCGACATCTTTGAAATCTTCAAGTGCAAGTTTACCATTAAGCATTGACTCTGCAAGCGTCTCACTAAATCCTGCACTAAGCCCTTCAAGCGAACTTAAAATTGATTGTTGTGTATTTTCTTGGTCTTGAAGCTGTTGCTCAAGAATTGCTAATGCCTCAACCTGTGCAACAATATTTGTGTTTGTAACACCAAATTGCCTGCCAAGTTTCATGTTAGCTTCTGTAAATTTGAGGTCCGCCTCTGTTGCGCCGCCTAATTTTTCTTGTAGAAGAAATATTTCATTGGCTTGGTCTTTTATTATTTCATTTCTTTTTTGCGCGAGTGGGTCTGATGAAGTAACAGTCTCGCCCCCTTCTAAGGGTGTGCCAGCAAATTTTATTCTTTCTCTTGCTTTTTTTATGCGACTTTCAAAATTTTGAACAAATTTATCAAATTCTTTTTCGGGAAATATAAAATTAAGACCCTCTGATATTTCTCTATATACAGTAAGTATGCCTAATGCTAATTCGTTGTTAAAAAATGCCAGCACAGCTCTGCCAACTTTTACAAGACCGAGGAACACAGGCTGTAAAACCTTAGCTATAGTTTCAAAAAGTTTATCAAACTCACGCTTTAATCCTTTTGTTTCATTCGCCAAACTTCTTGCTGTTCTAATTGCATCGCCTTGTGCATCTGTGGTTCCAGCTATTATAAGGTTTAAACGTGCCTGTGCTTTTTCTGCGGCGGTAACTTCATCAATACTTTTTGAAATCCCCATTCGAAAGAGTTCAGCCTTAAGGTCTGCCTCTTTAATAACAACACCAAATCTGTAAAGCACCTCATGGTTGCCGACTAAACCACTGCGAAAATTATTAAGCACATCGGTATCAGCCATATTATTAAAACTGGCGACATCAGATGCTAATTTTGTCAAATCAACTGATAAGCGTGCGGCATCACCTCTGGCAAAACCTAATGGGACAAGTAAATCTTGAACAGACGTTGCCATCTCAAGCAACATATGAGTTGATCGTCCAGCCGCCTCACCAAACTCATCTAATTCTGCACGGACTGTCGGTAGAAATCTTTTAAATACTGCTGAAGCTTTGGCTTCCATTTCTTCAATAGAACTACCAAATTTTGCAGTTGCTAATACACCTCTTGTTGCTAATACTGCCGCATACGCGACAACAAAGCCCTTTAAAGACTTGCCGATTTTGTCAAAGCCACGCTCAACGCTTTTTGTGGTTTTAGCAGTATTAGTTTCAAGCTGTTTCAGCTTGCGATTAACATCTTTAAGGTCTGCCTCTACCTTAACTAGTATTGTATCAACTGTTGTCATTAATCGGGATACCTCAACATCAAGTCTTCTAATTCATTTTGAGTTAATGGCTTTTCTTCTATGTTGTTCGCCTCGGTATACCCATCCAAGGCAATAAACAACTCCTGCAAACCCATGTCCCAAAACTCTGATGGCGGTATCCCAATAACCCCTATGCCAGCCCCTATAAGGGTTTTCCACGGCAAGGCATCTACTGATTCACCGCCTCCTGCTTTCCCTCGTTTAATTCATCATCCCCTGTTAAAGTGTTAGTAAGTATTTCACCAACAGCGGATAACGCGTTTACATATCCAGCTTCCCAAACAATTTGTTTTACATCGGCATCACTTAAATCATTGCCGCCCCCTTTGAGGGCAGTTTGAAGAACTTGCAATAACTCTGTAAGTTGTAAATCACCAGTTGAAAGGCTTTGTGTAACTTTTATTAATGATCTCCCAAGGTTGCGCTCAAGAACCATAATAGAGTTAAGATTTAACTTTGTTTTGTAAGTTGAGTTATTTAACTCAATATCCAATTCACCACGAATTGTATTTGCCATGTGGCACTCCTATTTCTTACTTTTAAATTCCTCAAGTTTAACATCTGTGGTTTCACCACGCTCGGCAATATCAACAGTATAAACGATGTTATATTTAGCCTTGCCGATTGTGATTGTTGACACTGTAGATAAATCAACTGCCCCGCTTAGATTGAGCATCATTTCTTTTGCATTAAACATTGCGGGGTGTTGGTCATTACCAACGTCAACTGTTACGTCTACCCAAGCCATTAGACTGTTGCAAACGCAATTGCGCCAGATGACTCAAATGTGAAACTATAGGTAACTTCACCATTGAACTCTCCAGCATATTCTAGGGACTGCAACATAAACGCACCAGTAAATGTTCCAAAATCTGGTACCAGAAACTGATAATTGCTAAATGCCGCAACATCAAATTTACCTTTGAGTGTGGCCTCTGATGCGCTGTCTGTAAACACACCTGAACCTGTTACTGTCAAACTATTAACACCAGCTTGAGCAAGCAATGTTCTTGCTCTTGCTGAATCTTTGTTTGTAATGTCTACAGCCTCGTCATTCATTGCGAGTGCTGTGCTACGCATTCCGCCAATAGTTGTAAATACTTCTGGGGATGCCGCATTGCCAATTTTCATAAGTAAGGCTGAACCTTTTTGTGCCGCCATATCTATCTCCTAATCAAAAACCACTGCTCGAAATCGCATGACTCCATGCCGTGTAATACCATCTTGCTCTAACAAGGTTGTCTCAAACTCGTGT